GGGTCTCTTTCTCCCCGAGCCACTTGTATGCGAAGCACAGTATATACCACTCTTCTTTCACCTCTATGACGTCTTGTTCCCAGATTCCCCAGGTGTAGGAGATTAAGGGAGAGTTCTCAATATCAAATAGCAGAATCTTTTTTTGATAGTTAGGGTCTTTAAATAAAACTGGTTTATCTAAAAGTGTTTTCACATAAGTTCACTTAAAAGTTTAATCATCTCGCTATAATCCCTGACACATTTTTTATGAAAAGCTATCCCTTCGGGGGTTTTTAAATATGTGCCATCTAGGTGGGTTTCTAGGCTTTCCCAAGCCAACCTGATTAACCGTTCAATTTTTCGTTCCTTTTTCACATCATAAGTTTTGCACGTGTCACAGGCCCGATTACACCATCGGCAGTAAGGCCATTTTTAGATTGAAAGATTTTGATAGCGTTGATACTTTCAGGAGTTAGATTCCACTTCTTTTGTAGTTCTCCTTCAGCGTCTGGTAGGTCTAGGTACGGTAGAGGGTCTATACACCCGGCGTAGCCGTTATTAAAGTCTAGTTGTCTCTTGCCGTCTAAAGAGTAGGGCTTGATTTGGAAATGAAGGTGTGGGCCGGTAGAGTTACCTGTATTATTCGAGAGTCCTAATAGTTCGCCACGTTTTACCTGTTGGCCTACCTTGACCTTAGTGGACTTGTCCATCATGTGCCAATAGACGATTTGGAACTTACACTGTTGTCCGTTCCACTCAAAGATTTCATCTGAAAGTACAGTCACCCCAACACCTCGTGTTATCTTGGTAGAGACCCCGATAACCTTGCCATCACAAGAGGAAACAATAGGCGTACCATCTGTCATAGGGACGTCTATACCCTCGTGACCCTTGAGCCCTGCTGCTGCGTAATATCCATTAAAATTCTGACCAAAACGTTGACCTAGTCTAAAATTCCCAATCCATGGTTTTAATAATTTCATTAAAATAATTTTCTTATTGCTAAAACTGCACCGATAAGTGCCGACACACCTATCGCTACCCAAACGATTATCTTGGCCCCGCCCGTTAGATTAGCCAGACCTTTAAGGTAAGGGTCGGCTTCTGCTTTCCACTCATTGTCAGATTTTATGTAGTCGTCAATCTTTTTATCAATCTTGTCAATCTTGCCATTGACGTGCTGTTGGATGGCTTTACCCACTACCAGTTCTATTTGTTTTAGTTGTTTTGGTGTCATACAAGTGCTGCATACCAGACTATTGATTCATCTGCTGCTCCAAAAGTTCCATCGGTGATTTGCTGGGCTTCTTCTTCTGTGATAGCTCTATTAAAAATTACAAGTTCGTCAATTTCACCATCCATAAAATCAGAAGCAGTCGTAGAGGCTTCTCCTATTCTAAATTCAGTAGTTTCAATGGATAAACCATTTACGTCCAGTGTCATTGTTCCGGTGGCATCTGTTCCGACTACATCTCCATTGGTGTCTCGGACCCGAATAGACCAATCAAAACTATCATTATCAAATGTAAAAGTGATGTGATACCAAGTATCTATTACTAGGTCGGAAGCGTGGGCTACCAATTCAGCAGAAGCACCTCCATTGTACCCAACAGCTAAACTAGCAAAGTTGTCTGTACTTCCAGCAATATAGGCTAAATAACTTCTATTATTTCCCCCTGTGTCATACTTTGCAACCAGTGTTCTACGGTTTCCTGAAGTCGCCAGAGACTCCTGCATCATCCATGCTGCGAAGGTAAAACTTTTATTTGTTGTTCCACTTTTACCTGGAAAATCGGCAGTTAGGTCAGCATTAGCTCTAGCGAAATATTGAGCACTTGCTAATTCAAAATCAGCCGAGGCTGCTCCTTGTTTAAAATCAACAGTATTAGCGACTACAGTGTTTACATTCGTGAGGGTATTGGTACTTTGAGAATCGGTCTCTAAAGCCCCATCTTCAAAGTCGTAAAGTGCTACGCATGTTGGGTCTTGTGAAAAATCGTTAGCCATATTATGTTCCTACTCCTAATAATAATGAGTTACTAGCAAATGAATATGGAAGTCCCCCTCCACTATTGTAGAGTTGAACCACCTCACTTGGAGTCAGTGCCCTGCTCCAAATACCCACTTCATCTACTGTGCCGTTTACAAATCCTGTTACGTTCTCGTCTGTGCCTATAGTGAAATTACTGGCAGCTGCAAAACTTCCAGCAATAGTAGCTGGAGTTTGCGCTACGCCGTTTGCATATAATGTTAATGAAGTACCCGACAAAGTAGCAACAAAGTGATACCAATTCGCTGTCCCCAACGCACCGGTTTTTATAGACTGGTATAACGTACCAGTATAGACAAAAGCCCACGTTCTCCTTGTCCCGCCGTTGTACTCGTAAGTTATCCCAAAAGTCATACCTGTTGCACCCGTAGCGATGCAAGCAAAAACATACTGTGGGGTACCAGCTTCATTCTCTAGTGCTATCTTTGCCCATACAGAGATGCTTACATTAGTTATTCCTGTTATTCCTAAATTACTAGCTATGGCTAGGTTGCTAGTCGTTCCGTTAAGTACCGCCCCGTTACCTATTCTACCTGCACCATAAGTAGTGTTGTTGTTTGTTAGGGTGTTCGCAGCACGAGAGTCAGCTGCGTTACCAGACGATTCATTTAATTTCCAGTATGAAACTAAATTATCTGTTATTGCCATTATGTTTTAGCAGTAAATCCAGTAATAGTTACGTAGACTGATGCGGCGGCGCTGTTTATTGAAGCTGAGATTCCGTTGTTGTCCAAGACTCGTATAGGGTTGATGTAGGTTGAGTTAGAACCTCCACCTGCGGGAGCGATAGCATATGTGAGCACTGAAGCCACTACCGCACCGAGACCTTGGGTCAGGGTTACTCTGGCCGTGTTTGGACTTTCATTTATCACGTGTATGCCTGTGATGTAGGTAAGGATGGATGTACCCGGGGCGGCCAAAACCTGAACCGATACTCCATTCATAACTGATGTTCTACCCACTACCCACTTAGTAATAGGGGCATTAGCTACCACAGTCTCACCGGCAGGACCGACAGCATTCGTAGAGTAGTCTCCGTCAGCCGTGGTAACAGATGAGTATGTGTCGTTTCTGACATGGAGCATAAAGACACCCGGCTGTGCTGAGGTATGTGCAGAGTCTTCATTGTAAGTGCCGACAATAGAGTATCCTCCTGCGAAGGTGACGGGAACTGTACCTAGTACCGACATTGTTCCAGTAACGGAAGAGTTACCTTGCCGAATTACCGTTATGACGGAAGCATTGGTACTTGTAGTTTGGATAGTTAGGATTGAACCAGTATTAAGGGTTATCCAAGGATTAGTACCTTGAAGGGTCGCCACTGAGCCCCTAATTGGTAGTGGGGTGGTCGTTGATATAGTAGACAGGACTGAGTTATCTGCACCATTCTTGAATAGCATTGGGAAGCCAAACACTGATGGGGTGATAGCGTTCTTTTCAAGGTATGTTCCGAGGATAGAGTTTACATTTATTGGGCCACCCACCATTGATGTAGCCCACGCACCACCCATGTATGCTGTGACTGAGGTGTTGGCAGTTGTCGTGATGATAGAGCCAGACGTCAATTCAACTTTCCATGGATTCGTACCCTGTAGTGTGGCAACTGAGCCCAATACTCCAACGCCGGGGATAAGATAGACAGAAGATTGGCCAGTTACAATATTATTTACTGTAACAGAGGTATTCCCCGATGAAAACGAACCGGATACCGCCAACACAGAGCCCGCTAATTGATAGGCAATAGTGGATGGTGAAGGTACGTTTATCTGCCAAGGATTAGTGCCCTGTAATACTGCCACTGACCCCAGCACGCCCACACCTGGAATGAGGTACACAGAAGACTGTCCTGTCAGAATGTTGTTGACCAACACCGACATATTACCCACAACAATTGAAAGTGTAGATACGGGGTTTACCACGTAAACCGATGATGGGTTAGGATTAACCGCAAGAAGGGATACAGGATTGAGTACCTGGACTGATGACTGACCTGTAACTATGTTGTTTACAGTGACTGAAGTATTCCCTGAGGTAAAGTTTCCCGAAACAGCAAGGATAGAGCCTGCAGCTTGGTATGAAATATATGATGGGGTAGGAACATTAACTACCCACGGATTTGTTCCCTGTAAAACTGCTACCGAACCAATAACTGCATTACCCTCTAAGAGTTGTACTGAAGAAGGTGCGGTGGTGCTATTTATTGTAAGTGTAGAGACAGGATTAAGTACATACACCGAAGAAGGGTTGAAGGTTATGTTGTTTGTGACGTTGACTGGGGTTAGGCCAATAATCGAAGCCCCCACCTGTAGACTAGAGGGATTGTTTTGAAATGCTACTACACTATTTGTTTCGGGTACGTATGCCATATTATGTTATGTTCCAATTAAGACTATCGCTTATTAAATCGACTGATGTATATTGCACTGGCATTATTATGTTTGGTTGGTTGTCTATCGTCTCGCCGCCAGTGGTTAAAATTGCTACCGAACTGTTGCCGACATTCTTGATTGTGTAAAGTTGGCTGTCTCCTACTGCGGTGGGTAAAGTGATTGCAAGTCCGCCGTTAGCTAAAGTAACTTGGTCTATCCCTGAAAGCCCTGCAATAGTAGAACTGATTGTCGTGGTTTGTATCTGCCTGGAGGTTCCAACGACACTCCCTCCTCCGCCGGATGATGTAAATGTGAAGTTAACCCTCTTAGTAGTTTCGTTGACTGACGTGCTGATTACCATATTGTTACCAGCCACAAAGTTTATGTCAGTGTACTTAGTAAGTGGGTCTACGTTCGCCACAGTAATCTGGCGGTTCATATTCCCCCCTCCTCGGTTGACTCTACTTATGAGCTCCCTTAAAGAGAGAATGCTCTGCCCCATTCCCTTCATTTCGTCATTCTTTACTTGCTCTACCACCTTGACCATCTGAATACCTGCGTTAGAAATCTGACCCAATTCAGTTTTGGTGGCAAAAGACTTAGATGACTCTAAGATTCGCCCTAATTCGTTGTTTATTAAATTTAGTTCACTTCGGTTACTAGATACGAGGGTATCCAAACCAGAACGCAGATTTTCAAGTTCATCCATTAGCTGGTCTGCTCTAGCTGTCAGTGCCCCGTCTCCTTTAAGTGTGAGGGTTTTAAGTTCAGTAGACTTAGTCTCAATGTCGCCGAGTAAGGATTTAACACTCTCATTAAAGTTAGTATGCAGAGATTGAACAGCACTTTGTATGGGTTCTAGGTCCACACTCTTGCGGAGTTTGTTCATCTTCAGGTTAACCTCTTCTAAAGTAGAAGCAGAGATTTCCTGTTGTAGACGTTCGCGGAGATTCTTAACCCCGCCTTCAAAATCCCGGATAGCCGAAGCTGTCCGTTCATTCGTACCATCTAGCTTATTCAGCATCCTTTGTAGAATCGTTCTCTTCGGCATCGTCTTCTTCTTCAATTAAACCTTCTAACTCGGCCCTAATAATCTTCTTTAACTCTTTCTTTAAATCACCCAACATTTCCACTTTTATCTCCTCTTTTAAGGCTTCTGGGTCAATTTGTGGCTCTTGGGGCGCCTCTTGCATTTGCTCTTCACCTGGGGCAATTTCAGCCCCCATAGCGCCTTCCTGGGCCTGTTGTGCCTGCATCTGTTGGTCGCCCATTGTGGTTATGAAACCCATAGCGGCAGCCAAATCGTCCGTGGATAGGTCGATTCCGTCCTTTGGGTTCTCTACATCTGTATTGTTGACTTCTGGGTTCATATATGTTATACTTTAACTATGGGTACTATTTTAATAATTATCGCTGTGGTGTTTGGATTCGCTATTTTCATGGCGTTTTTGGATTCGTTTTAGCATCTCCAACAATATCTCCAATTGTTTTCGCTCCTGGTTCTCCTATAAACTCCAGGCCTTCACCAGTTCGGTAGAGTATTTTTCCCATAGTTGTTGCCACTGGCGTTATAGCTTTATCCATAATAAACTGCCAAGCACCTTTTGAAATAGATTTTTTGGCCGGGTCACCAACACCGGATTTAATACCTGCTTCTTTGATACTTTTTAAATTTCCGTAATCTATATATGCTTGCCTTACTTCTTCTGGGGTATTTTTGTAGATAAAGTCTCTCGCCATATCGCCCGACATTTTCATAACTTCTTTTGCAGTACTTGCAATAGGTTTACCTTTCCAAACCTGCTCTGATTGAAATTTAGTCCATCCTTCTTTATATTCTTGCAATTTTTCTAAACCAACTCTTGATACTTTTCCATATTCGGATTTTAGGTCGTTGAGTCCTTCTAATAATGCGTTGCGTCTGGTTAATTCAGGATTTTCCGTCCGTATTTTCTTTTCTAGTGCGCTCCAAAATTTATTCATTTCTAGTTTTCCTTTTGCTGAGCGAAGAGCAGGTTGTACTGTTTCTTTCCAAACCTTAGTCATGTATCTTCCTGCCTGGACTCCGATTTCTTTTTCTGTTCCCAATAATCCGTATCTTGCAGCAGTTTCAGATTCAGTTATAGGCTTATTCTTCGTCTCGCCAGTAACGGTATTCTTAATCCTAGTCATTAAGTTTGGGGTACTCTCTTTATATGAAGCTACTGCACGACTTGTACCTTCACTAGCAGTAACGGTTACCCCATAAGCACTTTCTCCCCCCTCTTTTAATATTCTGCCAGCTCCAGCGATGGTGGGTTTTACTTTATTTGTTGCGCTAAGTGCTGTGTCAGAAACTGCACCCATAGTATTTTTCACAACATTTCCTACTCTAGGCCCTCCACCTTTGAATCCCGCTACTGTACCAACTAAATTATTTACTGTTGATATACCTTCAATTACATCCGATGTTTTTTGACCCGCCTTACTCCCAGCAAAGTTTCTTAAAGTCCCAGGTTGTATTTTCTCAGAGGCATCTGCTAACTTTTCGCCAGTATATTCAGCGCCTTGTGCTATAGGTTTAAACGCAGCCGCCAAAGGAGATAGTGCTGCTGTCCCTGCACCAACTGCCAACTTAGTTCCACCCCATATCATTTTAGGTATAGCAAAAGGGTCTGAGGTTATATTTTGCCCTGCTTCCCGAGCCTGGTTGAACCCTTCTTTAGCTTGAGATACCCCACCTTGGAATTGTTCTTTGATAGCGTTTTCTGAATACTCTCCAATTTTATCTGTATACTGTTGGTAACCTCCACTCTGTTCCTGTTGTTTCATGGGTGTAGGAGCATCGATTGGAGTGATTTGATACTTTTGTCTATATTGTTGTATTTGTTCTGGTGTAAGCATATTATTCACTTAAAATCATAATAATATCGTCTTCAGTAAGGTCAGGATTTTCTTGTATCAATTTCTGAACCTCTGGGTTTACCTTTGATTTTTGGTCTACGTAAATTCTATTGAGGTCTCTCACTGCTCCGACACTTTGAGCAGAATAGTCACCATATTGAGAAGTCAAACTCTTATACCTTTCATCTAAACTGGATTCAATCATTTTCTTCATGTTTTCTATACCAGACCTTGTGGCTGTGGCAGGGTTATATATTCCCAAGGAAGCCACATTGAGTGTGGCACTTCTGTTGGTGGGGTCGGGTAGAACACCTCGTAATATCGCTTCGTCAGGCCCATTCAACACACCAAGATTAAAGAATTCTTTTAGGTTAAGTATCGCAGTATTGTACTTAGTTTTAAGTTTGGAGTTCTCACGTGGACTCCACACAGCCGAAGTAGCACCTGTTTCTTTAAACAAACTCTCAAACTCATTTAAGAACTGCAAGGAGTCCTTACCTTTTGTAATAGCTTTAAATGCATCAGTGTTAGCAATTTCTTTATTTATTTTCATGCTCTCTTTTTGAGGTAGAAGCACTTTTCCGTTCTGGTCAACCATTACTGTGTTGTCTGCGTTTCGAGCCGCTATATCACTGTAAATATTAGCTCTTTGGGCTTTCATATTTAGAATTTGCTCTTTTTTGTAGTCCAAGTCTAGTTGAGCTTCCTCGCTAAGTGGCGCAGAAGCCAATTTAGCTATTCCTCCTTCCCCTACGCCTAATATCTGCTCTGCGAAAGCTAATTGACGGGGATTCCCGGCAAGCATTGCATTTAACTGTTGTGGAGTGTATTTGTTGTACTGGTCTCGGGCGTTCTGAATGAATTTATCTCGGAACTCTACCATTTGAGTTTGATAATCTATCATTTTATCAAACTGTTTATCTGCGTATGTCCTATCTTTATCAGCCCAATCCATCATGGTGTCCATTTGAGTAGCCTTACTTTCTCGCATTGCCACCAGATTATTGTAATTCTTTAAAAGAACCTTATTTCTTCCTAGAGCTAGGGCTTGTACTTGTGAATCTGTGCCGAAACCACCTGCCATTTCTATTTCGTTTCGTATATCATCCTCTGTGCCCTCAATTATTGTTTTGGCATCAATTATTTCTTCGTCCAAGTTGTCCAATTCTTTCATGTAGGGCTTAGCCATCTCGAATAGAGACTTCCTTTGATTTTCGGGACTGAAGTAGTCTACATATAAATCCGTAATAGGCTGCATTGCTTCTTGAACAGCCATATCTATTATGGAGTTATCTTCTTGATTTTCAGGAGCTGGCATGAATGGGTTAGCCGCGCCTTGTGTGACTGGAGCTTGCATACCTGTAGCATTCTGTGCTGCAAAGGCATCTTTGAATTTCTGTCCTTGGGTGAAGGTATTACCTAGTGCATCTGTAGTTGTAGCACCAGGAGCTAGAGGTGCACCGGTCTTAGCGTCAAAGCCTACTGTGTCAGCGTTGGGTGAATTTGTGTATCCTAGTTTATCCATTGCAAGGTCAGCCGCTTCAGGGTTTTGGTCTGCCATTTGTTGTAAACTTGAATCTAAGTTTGCTCCCGTTTTTAATTTTCCCGTGGCTGCGTCGTAAGGTCCAGGGATTGTACTTAGCCCAGCTTGGGGTGTACCATTAGGAAGTTGTACTGTTTTATTTGACTGCCTACTCCCACCTCCTGCACCTTCTACTTCTGCCCCTTTACTCACATAGTTTGAACTCCCTGGTTTGTTGAGGGATTTTAGATATGCGTTTCGTGCTGGGTCTTTTTTTAATTTTGTTGCCATGTTAATTTGAAGCTACTATTGAGCCGACCCCGTTCGTCCAGACGGAGCTATTGGCGTTAAATCTAATCGGGGTACCGGAATTTAAATTGGTTGCGAAGAAACCTTGTCCCATTGTGGCGGTCAGTGAAGCGGGGCGGGTTGCTAAAGTACCACTAAGGTTTACATACTTGCGAGGTACTACTTGTAGGTTGTCGGTTGGTGTGTCGGTTACCTTGCGGTCAGTAAAGCCTGAACCTTGCAGGATTTTAACCACCTGTTTCTGTATTCTTTCGTCTATTTGTTTGTTTAATTTTTCATCCATATTATTTTCCTCCTATGTCGTAATCTATCTCTATTTTGTCTATAACGTGGTTTGACGTGCCTGTGTTTGAAACACCTAGCCCGATAGCGTAAGTTGGTGCGGCATCCGGTGTGTACCAAGCAAAATCATCCCCTATGGTTAGGTTTGTCCCTGCGGTGAATGTCTTAGACGCCCCCGTGATGGCTGTGCCTGCGGAGCCGATTATGTCTATATTGAACTCGTTATCAGCCACCCAAGGTTGGCCATACACCCTTATCTCTTTAAGGGTGACTTTCTTGGAAAACATCTGCACCTGTGTCTGGTAGTAGGGTGGGTTTGCTCCTGTTAGAGGTGTGTCGTTAGGTATGCTTGTACTTACGGAGTTTTCCCACTTATAGAACCGGTAGGCGGTGGTTGGTGCACTGGAAGTCTCTAGGGTAGAGAAGTACATCTTTGAGTTAGAGAATACATTGTCAGCGTAACCATTAGAAGAAGCTCCGATACCTGAGTTAGAGATAACCTGACAATAAGGCACTACAATGATGTCGGTTTCAGGTGCGGTGGCGTTGAAGAACATTGTATCCCAAAAAGACATGTCATTCCCTATTTCGTAGTTGTATTGACCCAGGGTAATCAGGTCTGCTTCTAACACACCATTAAAGGTCGTAGGTGTAAGCCAAATTAAAAGGTTACCACTGGAGCTTATTGCGTTAGGTTGTGGGGACTCTGTACCTAGTAGGTTCCAAATCTGTCGAGTAGGATTGTACAGGGCCGGACCGAACATATTGTATCCGAAGGTGTATTGAAAATCGCCATAAATAGAGTTGGCATTGAGAGAGAATGATGAGAACGTATTAAAAGCTGTATAACCTGTATCAGTGCCATTCCATTTAAAAATATATGAATCTGAACTAGCTGCTCGGTCTGCGGTCTGCGTAGCGGACAGGAGCGAGTTTAGAGCAAGTCGAGAAACAACTATGTGCAGATAGTTTCCATCCATTGATACATCTAAGTCTCTTACTTGGGAGTTGTCAGGAAACCCTGGGGAGAGTTTAGCTGAGCTCGTGACTGTGGCTGTAGAGTCTATCTCGGCTATGTTTGGGCCGTTACCTATGTAAAGTTTACCTATGAACTGTTTAAGGGGTCGTGGTACATCTTGCACCCAAGTGCCCGAGATGGCAGTTTCAGTTGAGCCGTCAAAGTTTATTCTAGTGACCCCTTTGTCGTGGCCTATGTAAATACGCTCAGTAGAACCAAAGAAGTCCATGAAACCTCCACGTGTGAAAGTGGGCGAACCTGAGGTGAGGGTTGCTAAGAGTACAGGGTTGTCATAGTCAGGGTTAAACGTGGTAGGGTCGTTTACTTGTATCTTATAAAGTCTGCCTGTATGACCAATAGCGTAGACGTATAAAATGCCAGACTCTACTCGTTCCTTGCCAGCCATAATCATATCAGTGATAACTGACCCGGCAGCATCTATTTGTACAGGTGAGTTACTCCAAGTTAATTTGCCTGGTTGAATGTAAGGGTTCGCCCCGGCGGAGCTGGCCGAGAAAGATAGTCCAGAGTTTATATCCCCATCTGAGTAATCGGTCCAGTTTCCTAAAAAGTTGTCTACTACTAATGTTTTTACCATGTTATGTATCTAAGCGAACAACTACCCCAAAATCAGCGACCGTTGTTAGGGATGCCGGATTTAGTGTGTTTGGTAATATTCCACCCGTGACTGACACAACCCCACCAAACTTTTTTTTACCTGCTACAGACGAGCCCAAGACCCCGGGAGAGGTAGTAGACTTCCAAGATGTTAAGTTACTAGAACCTAAGGCAGTCACTGGGACAACACAGGTCCAATAATTTCCCGCAGCAAAAAATATACTACTAATCGGTCTGGTTTGTATTCCTGTTCCTAGAATACTAGTAAGGACTGATGCCACCCTCGTTTGTCCACTCTCGTTATAAATAGCAACCTTATATGCACTGCCAACCATGCCTAGTGATGTGCACTCAATACTTATTGAATTGGCAAGTATGTTCAACGGTAAGGTAACCATACCGAACGAAGCCAAAATACTATTGTTGTATCCACTTGCACTTGTTTCAACATTTCCAAATGCATTTAAAGGTATGATTGATTCTGCGTTACCCTGGTTGCCCCACTGAAGCCCTGAAGCAGTTGAACTATTTACTGCCAACGTTTGTCCGTCCGTGCCTATGGCTAACTTGGTCAATACAGAAGCTGAACTGGCTACAAGTATGTCGCCTTTAATAAAATTAGTCTGCCCTGTGCCCCCGAAGGCTGCGCCTTGGACATGTCCTCCACCTGGTGAGGCTGGGGAACGGACATCGTAAATAAGTGTCCCAACAACAGAGTTCGCTGCCACCACTCCTAGGGTGGCTTCTACCTGACCCAAGGCTGAGCTGACTGTGTTATGCAAGGCCGAATGAGACGGACTGTTAAGTCTGTCTGTTGCTGTGGGTCTATTGAATGTGTTTAAAATTGATGGAAACATTATACTGGTTTAGCTACGTTATTCCACGTCGGTGTGGATGGTTTGTTAACATCTGTCCATTGGCTTGGGTCAACTCCGTCATAAAAGGTCGTAGAACTGTCGTAAGTTATGTCAAATTGGTCGTATTGCTCTTTACCAATGGGGTTTACGTTGGTGTATGTCGGTCCTACTGGTTTTACTACAGGTGTCCAGGCCATTAGAATTCCCAGCCGCTACTTTGTATTGGTACGGCTTGTATTGGTTGCTGAGCCCCACGACTAAGGGTTTTGATAATATTCTCCATCTTCTTGGCGTATTCGGTGTCAAATGGTACTGCACTCTCCCAGCTACCCAGGCTCTTTAGATACGAGGAAGCTATACGCCAGCCGAGGATTCGGTAGTCTAAAGATGCAGGGTAGGCAATCGTATCGCCCACTGCTGAATACTCTGTAGGCTCTAGGAAGTACAGGATGCGAAACATATTGGTTACGTTGTTGGCTGCGGTGGGGGTTGGGAAGATTTCAAACCAATCACCTTTATCGTCGAAGATAGGGAACTGTGAACTCTGGTTCGCTCGTAACCAAGAGAATGACTGTCCGGCGGGAATGTTAGACGAGTCTAGTTGAATTGCTGTTAGATAGTTTGAGGCTGTCTGGTCAGTGTAGTTTACCTCGATAGCTTTAAGAAACCACATATCCGTTGGATACAGGTAAGTACCTTGACCGGCCGTACCTGAGGTATAGGCCTCTTGGGTCTGGGATGCATCTACGCCGTGAGTGATTAACTCGTTGTGAAAGTCTAATAACGCTTCGTTGGCGAAGATTATACCTTTAGCGTCTGTTAAACCATTGCTGTCTGTTTGTGCTTGTGCCCTCGCAAAGGCGAGGACTGTACTTAATGTTGCCATAATATTCAGGGTTAATGCCCTGAGACCTGCCCAGTCGAAATGGGCAGAGTCAAGGTATTAGCTTGTGAATGCAGATTCGTAGCGAACAATTCTAATATAACCAGCTACGTCCTCGAAACGAGTCGCACCTAATGACACTTTTCCGCCGATGGACTTGAAAAGGTTAAGTGGATTGTTTGAGTCCGGAGTAGTGGTAATGATAGCTTGTGGTTGCTGGAAATATCCCCAACCGAAAGAATCTTTACCTAATAGAGTTGTTGGCATCACGTTCACTGTGGAAGTGAAGTAGTTCTGGAATGGGTATTCCAATGCGCGAACGCCTCGGAATGAACCATACTGACCTTTCTTCACATCATCAACAGATGAGTAACGAGCCATATCACTCCAAGAGCCAGAAGCGGTCTGCGACATAAGGTCACCCATTACGTTAGGATGTACTATCATCACGTAATAAGAGCCTTCAAATGGCGTAGCGCCTGCAGCGTTGGAAGCCCTAAGCCAGGTTGTACCGCGGACAATGTCGCTGGTTACAGCGGTATTGCCTGCGCCCAAACCTGTTCGGGCTGTGTTGCCTCCTGCGTAGATAACGCCGTTTGTACCAGCATTAACTACAGTCTGAAGTAATATATCTACTAATCGAGCTAACGAGTCACGAACTTTACCTGCTGCATCATCAACTACTTCAATAGCTGAGTTGCGAACGAGTAAGTCTGTAACCTGTACCAAAATACCATACTGTGCAGGGCCTGACTGATATGCAGTAGCACCCCAAGTAATAGCTGTTGGATTTGTTCCTTCTGCTGTGAATGCCGCGACACCTTCTGTTGAAGATACCGGGAAACCTGGAGCAGTTGCGGCTGCACCACCAATGATTGATGTTCCTGCGCCCCATACTGAACCTCCACCTGCGAACCCTGCTGGGCCACCTGTGGTTGTCATAGAAGTGTTTATCTTCACTGGCAACTGGTTAGTTTGTGGGAACAAGAGTCTATCGAATCCTTGTGGCACATCCATTCTTTTTCCTAGCTGAGCATATTTCAGGTCAGGCTCTAGGACATCAATCTTTCCATTGATGTATGCAACAAGAAGGTTGGAAGTGTTTCCACTAGCTCCTCCCCATCCTGTGCCTCTTAATATAATTGCCATTTGTAATGTTTGCCTTAATAAGATAGTTCTCCTTTAGCTTCAAGTTCTGTGAGTGCTGCGAGCCTTTCAGCTTGCGTCATCTCTTGAGGGCCTTTGCCGTCAGTACCGGTTACAGTAGTGTTAGCGCTGCCCCCTACAGGACTCTGCCTCTCGATTACTGGCGCAGGAGGGACATATTTGCCTTCCTTGGCGAGTATTGAGATTGCAGCATCTTCTAGGTCGTACCCTGACTTAAACTTTTCCTGGATTTTATCTTGGAATTCGTGTACGCCTTGGTACTTACTAGATAGAGTGTTTAAACCTTTGAAGAAATCAGCATCCTTTTGGAGAGCGGCAGCTTTGGCGGAAAGTTCTTCTTTTTCCTTAGCCAGAGTGTCTCGTTCTTCAGAAGTCAGCTTTACCTTATCAGAGAGCGATTTAATTCGACTATCTTTTCTACTAATAATTTCCTCTTGGTTATCCTCGGTGAGGTCGAGTTCTAATTCATCTGCCATACTTCAGCCTTGTACATCAACCTGGTTCGGCGAGCTCCAAGCGAGATTAGTCTAATACATCGAACTTATACGGACCGGGTATAAGCGAGTTATTTCCTTCCGTACTCTGCAT